TGTTGGCGTACCACCTGCCGCAGTCTGGATGGTATCTACTTTGATAATACTGCTCATCCTGCGATCTCCATGAGGGTGATAAAGGATGTAGACTTATTATTTGAGTCATATCCAGTATTAAACGACAATTCACTCCCTGTGTAGAATCGGCCTTGTAATTTGTATGTCAGGGTGCTTGTCGTAGATGGACTGTGAAGTGTTTGCAAAATTTGAGAGTGCCACTGGATAGTTCCGCTTCCTCCGTAATCATAAGCACGGTTATCAACTTCTGTTAACTGTGCCGAAGTAGAAGTTTCAAATATTCTCCAGTAAACACGCCCATCAGACCCCCCGTTAACAGTAGGGCCTCCCTGATACTGAACAATAACAAGAATGTCGGAACTTGCTGAAGTAGGTGTTATTGATGCGGCTAACCCAGTATCGGAGTAACTAGTGCTTGTAATTAAACTACCGCTATATACAGAACCCGTAGCCACCTGCACCACAGACCCACTAGGAAGCTGAAGGTTAGGCGCACTGATCTTNCTCTGGAGATTCGGGGCGATGTTGTCTACATAGAGTGTTGTCATCCTGCGATCTCCTGAAGAACAATATGAGCGAGTGAACCAAAGTCAGGCGCATAGACATATCCTCCTGCATCATTACGAACCGCAACGGTATAGGTTTGTGAACTTGTTGTTGAAGGGGAGTCTAAAATTGTCGCGGCAATCGTCCCTGCGTTCTCTCCACTACTTGTAAAAGTATTGCCAACTCCCGCCCCGTTGGAGGTTCCTAAATCTACTCCAAATGAAACATTGCCCCTCATTACAGTGATAATTGCTCTAGTGTTTACTGGTGCAATTACTTGCATATTAAAGCTGATTAAAACTTTACTAGAGGTGCTTGAAGGAGTGATTGAAGCACTTAAGTTTGTATTCACGAAAGAAGTGGAAGTTGTGTAAGTTGCACCTGATGTTGTGTTTTGTACAACCTGCAATACTTTACCACCAACACCCGCAGGTAATGTCGTTCCAGAAGGAAGTGCAACACCTTCATTTAACTCCAACGTCTGCCCAGACGGGATAATCACCTTGTTTGCATTGGCCCCGCTAGTTGGCCCCTTGAGTGTTTGTACGATTAGCTCTGAAGCCATCTCAGTTCCTTATACAATCGTCAGTGTGCCGTTGACCGTCACTGTCGCATTTAATGTCAGTGGGCCAGTGGCTGATGCGTTGGTGTTAGCGGCAATGGTCACTGCAGTATCAAGGGCATCCTCATGCACCCTGAAAATGTCACCTAGGCCATTCGTAGTGTCACCTGTAGCACCATTCTCACCAAGGAAGTACCCCGCACCTGCCGGCCCTGCTAGTTCAAAGGTAGTGAATGCCACCACTGATAGTACGTCACCTGCAGTGGCTCCAGTAGCCAACACCACATCAGTGCCGTTAGCGGCTGTGTAGTCTGTAGGGTCTAGGTGTACACCGTTGAGGTATACGTCAAGGTAACCCGGAGTGTACCCAGAGGTAGCAAAGGTAGTCTGGCTTGCAGTGGCTGTGAAGTTGTCACGAGTCTGCGTAGCCTGTGGTACTGGGATGTTTCCGATGTAACCTGACATTACAATGCTCCTATGATGAACGCTAGCAACTCAGGGTAACGAACACCTAATCGTGTACGCTCTGTTGCGCCTTCTGGTGCTTCATCTGCTGTGTCGTATGTGTTGATGCGAGTCTGCTCAACGCCTTCATCGTCTGTGTAAGTTTCTTCAGCTTCCCACCAAGTATTTGATGTAAACATTGCATAACGATGTGCATCTAAACCTTCAGCTTCAAAAGCCGCTTGCAAGTCCTGTGCAATGATTCCAAAGTGGATACGGGCATCGTCACCTTTCTTTTCAACAGCATTAATCCACCGAAACTTGCGTATTAGTCCTTTACAGGCTACTGCAACACGCTGTTCAGCTTCAGACAATTCTTCAATGTCTTGCTTCTCGTTGCGGTCAGAGGTGCTGATTGTGCCGTTGGCGGCGTAGATGTCGTCCCAACGAACATTAGAACGACCTAAGTCTTTTACGGCATCAACAGCATTACCAGTTCCGTCCGCAGGCAGAATCGTGCCACCGTTTGACGTTGATCCAAACAAACCAACACCCGTTGATGCAGTGGTATTCAAGGTAATACTGGAGGAAGTGGTTCCTGAATGTGACCTGATGCTTGCGATTGTTGAGCCGTCTTTGCGGAATTGAACAATGTCGCCTGCTGATGTACTACGGTTAATATATAAAGGAATCCCTCCAGACCGACTCGCAATGATACGACCGCTTGTTCCATTAAAAGTTATGCCTGTATTTGTATTCTCAATTCCGGGTTCTGTGTTAGTAGTACCAACCAACAAGTTACCACTGGAGTCGAGGCGCATACGCTCAGGTGCGTCAGAGCCTTCACCACCTTCAGAACCATCATGTGTATGGAATGTAGTATAGCCACCTGCTCCTGTAGTGTTTGCTGAATAGTGACGGACAGCACCAGTTACTGTTGGGCCATCACCAGAGGTATCGGTGTTTTCCCACTCGATTCCACCTATAAGTTGATTTTGTGCGTTTGACCCACTGCCCTCAAGACGAATAACAGGGCCATCGTTTGCTGTTAAGTCTCTCAGATGCAGTAATGTATCTACACTGGTACTCGTCCCAATCCCTACGTTACCACTAGCATCAATCGCCAGTGAGTCAGCAGGGGCAGAAGCGTTTACGTCAATAGCATCTGGTAAAGCCTCGACAGTCGCCCAAGACGCATCAGTACCGTCAGTGGTTAGATACTTACCTGAGTTATTTGTCTGGCTAGGAATGCTTGGGTCTTGTTCGGCAAGTACAGCCAGTGATTTAGCCTTACCAATATAACCTGCCATTAGCTTTGCTCCAGTACACTCAGGATTACGTCAGCACTGCTTGCGGTATCAGATGTCACCACAATAGTCTCTGTAGTCTCTGCAATGATCTTACCGTCCAGTACGCTCAGGGCTGATCCTGCAGGCACTGGTGCGCCTTTCACGATGTAGGTAGACCCTAGCTGTACATCTACAGTAATGGACGATGCTGTGCGGTTTGCTACGTTGCACCCGATGACAACCGCAGTGGTTGCTGATGGCACTGTGTAGACCGTCACAGGTGATGTGCCTACAGATGCCGATGTGTAATTCTTGAACGTGTTTGCCATTGTCCTATCCTAGTGCGATTGCAAATGCAAGAGCGTTGTCATCTGCCCATGTTGTATCGTAATCAGTGCCTGATGCTTTGACTAAAAGTTGACCTGAAGTACCGCCTGCGGGAATACCTACACCGTCAGCACCATCTGCGCCTGCGGGGCCAGTTTCACCTTGGATACCTTGAATACCCTGTAAGCCTTGTTCACCCTGTGGCCCAGTAGCTCCAGTATCACCAGTCTCGCCTTGTATTCCTTGAATGCCTTGTGGCCCTTGTGGCCCTGTTTCGCCTTGGATTCCTTGTGGGCCAGTATCGCCTGTGTCACCCTTTTCACCTTGGATGCCTTGGATACCTTGAATTCCCTGCTCACCTTGAGGGCCAGTTGCGCCTGTAGCACCTGTAGGGATACCAAAGGAGATTGCATACGTCTCAGAATTATAAGAGACTGTAGCACTCGATCCTTCAGAAAGTGTGGTTGCGCTGACACTGACTTCATCTCCGAACTCGAGTGTAGCGTTTTTAGAAGCAAGAGCTTCTGCGGCTGAAGAGGCGGCACTGGTTGCTGAGGCTTCTGCCTCTAATGCTTTCTCTGTAACTTGGTTGATTGTGACATTTGCGCTAGCGTCACCTGCACCACCTGTACCACGAAAGATAGCCAATGTAGTCTCTCCAGATTAGAATAAGAAAGGGGAGCCTGAATAGACTCCCCAGTAGGGCTTAGGCGTTGAAGATCAATGCCAAAGCTGACTCAGGACGCAATACCTGAATACCGTAGAGTGTGTCTGCAGTGAACAGATCACCCAAGTATTCTTGCTTGTACTGAGTTTGAGTGCGAACACCCATTTGCTCTGCGAAGACCATAGCATCTTTGTGACCAAGGATACCTGCCTTCAACTCGCCACCACCAGTAGCGCCGTTTTCAGCGGCTGTTTCAGTAACAGGGCAGTTAGTAGAAACATAGATTTGGATACCGTAAAGTGATCCAATGTTTCCATTTGCTACAGGCTGTCCAGATACGAAGTCTGAAGAGTTGTAACGGTCGATACCACGGATAGTCTGAACGACTGAAGGTGGTACAACGAGGAAACGATTGTCCATAGGAACATCGTTGTCGTCTAACTGCTTGACAGCGCCACGGAAACCTGCATCTGAGAAAATGTCAGCAGGAACTACAGTGTCTACTGCATAGGCTGTGAGGCCTGTAGAAGCATCCATGTAGAATGAGTTGCTGTGAATCCAGTCGGAACCAGAACCGTTGTCGTCTCCAAGACGCTTACCAAGTGTAAAGAGGTCAGTATCGACCTGCTTTGCAAGTGCATAGCCTGCGTCTGAAGTGTAGAACTGACGCAATGACGCAAGCGCCTGTACATCAGTGATGTCTTCGATCAAGCGTGAGTATTCATAGTGCTTGTCGATAGAGACTTGTACTTCTGACTCAGTTGCCGCAATCAGGGTGACCTGAGCTTCAGCAGTCTTAGCAGATGCATCGCCACGAGTAGGCTTAGGGATATGAAGTGTATCGCCTTTCTTGCCAGTCATAGGCATGCGGTTTACAAGATTGGCAAGTACGAGTGATTTCTCGTATGCCGCTACAATTTCGTCACTCCAAATCTCTGGGATGAAAGTAGCCCCAGTAGTATTGGTGACATGGTTAGTACCAAGTGCCATTTTTAAAGCTCCTTAATGCTTTAGGTTATTTAACACGACCCTCTGCGTATGCGGCCATGATTTCATCAGACATCGCATTATACCGTTTAGGGTCTTTCTGCATGAGTTCAATAATATCAGCACGGCGATAGATCTTTCGACTTGGCGCTTCGCCAGATCCCTTTGCAGTCCCGGTAGAGGCGGCTCTCGCCTGACGTTGACGATCTGCTTTATTCAGATCTGCAGTGTTTGATACAGCTTGTCTGCGCTCTTTCCAGAGGCTTAGAAGCTCATCAGCACTGTCAAAGTCAAATTGTTGGTCAGCCCGAATGTAAAGTTCTGTCCTGACTTTTGAAGCTTTAACCCATTCTGCAAATGCTTCGTCATTGACGATATCTTTGAAGTCTGGATGTTTCTGCTCAATCTTACCGATGATTGATGCTTGCTTCGCTTGTCTGGTATATTCCTCAGCTTCTTTAATCTTCGGATGACTGTCAATTACCTTTCTAACAGCCTGCTCAGGATCGTAGAAGAAATCAATGTCTTCATTATCATCCTGCTGTGCTTGTGGGCTTTGTTTTTGTGTCTCAAGTTGTGTTTTAACAAAGTCATCAACGATTTTACGCAACTCACCAACTTCAGAACTTTGACGACCGACAAGCTTTTCAGCTTCTTGGTGCATCTGAACAATCTCTTGAATAGACTTGTTCTTGTATTTGTCTGGAATTTCGTCTTCCTGCTCAGTTACCTCTTCAGGTTGTTCAGGAACTTCGTCAGCGACCTCTTCAGGTTGCTCAAGTGTTGCATACTCTTCGTTGTCGTCCTCTGTAGAACGCTCAAGTAGTTTTGCCATATTATTACTCCGTGCTGTTAAAGCATTATGGAAGTGATTATTTACGTGCGGCTCTTTCGTGATCCTTAGCCCACTTGTCATCAGCGTCCGGCCAACCGGAGCCTTTGTAATGTGTTCGGATCGGAGAGATTATCCTCACGGCGGTATGTCCACATTCATAACAGGTGGCTAGTTTATCCTCAGAGTCTACCCACTGTTCTTCAATGTGATTACATTCTGTGCATTTGAAATCAAACCGTTTCAACACGTTCTGACTCCAAAATCATATCGTATGTTTCTTTCATAGAGGTTTCAAAATTGATTAGTCTATGAAGAACTGCTCTTTCACCCTTTACCAGATTCAACGAGGCTTCGTCTTTAATATCCTCTATTCGGTAAGAGTTTAAACTTTCTGTTAGATCTGTTAAAAGCTGTTTCCAACCGGGCTGAACAAACAGATCAAAGTATCGTTCGTAATACTTTTCGTCTTCTTTGGTCAACACATTCTCCTTGATGGTGCGTTGTCTATATAGTTTATTCTAGCATAAATTATGCCAAAAGTCAAGACTGTACAGGTTCTTTCTTCTTTGCAGTCGCACTAGGCTTGTTAGATTGCTCTTCTAACGCCGTTAAGCGATTGTTAATTGTTTCTAACACTGAGTTCAGTTCTTTTAAAATTTTATTCATATCATGTTGGGTAATCATTGATTATTTTCCCTCATTTGTTTATCGACAATTTTTTCATCGGAGGCGATAGCACGTTCCTTTAACAGCAACTCTGCCATCTTCACTCTCCGTTGAAATTCCTTTTCATCCTCATCACCGGGTTCAAGGTTTGTAACTAGAACTTTTAATCGATCTGTTTCAGCCTCGTAAGCGGTGAATTGAGTATCTACAGCATTCTTTCTAGCTCTCGCCATTGCTTCAGTTGCCTGAGCAGTGTAGAGATCTAACTGAGCTTGCTGTGTAGCCATTTGCATCTGTTGAGCCTGTTGAGCCATTTGTTGCTCTTCTGGGTTAGGCTGATTCGCCTGACGAAGCCCTTCGATGATTGCTTCACGATTCGACAGGTTCATGTTATCTACGATAGACTCAATCAACATCGGATACATCGGTGAGTCTTGCCCCATCGTTTGTAGAAGCTGTACAAGTTGTGTGACTTCATATTCACGAGCGATGATGCCTAATGAGCTTGATGCAACAAACTTGTAGTCTTGTACAGGATATAGCTCAGGATCAAACTGCATGTAACGATATGCGGCTTTCTCAACGAACGGAAGTAAGAAAGCTTCTTGGAAGTTGATCAGGGTACGCTTATGACGCTTGATGATCGCTCCAAGGCTCATTGAGATGCCAGCGGCTGTTGAGTCGCCGTTGATTGATCCGGGGATTCCTGCGGCATCAATAGCACCGGTTGCCATCTGAACCATTTGTTGCAAAGCGGATGCTTGATTAAAGGTGTTCCCATCCAACGCCCCGAACTTGAAGGGTTGTAAGATCTCTGCGGGATTGCCATTCGTAAGGATGGTCTTGCCGGGTCTAATTTCCATTTTTGCTCCACGAGGTAGGCGTGAAGCATCAACAGCAAGCATAGGGTGTACAGTAAGCGCAAGCGCATCAATTCTAGCTCTGAGTTCAGTGTCTAACGCTTTCTGTGCGTTGTAGCCTTTTTCACAAATACCTCGACCCCAGAAGCGACCCGGTACAACGTCCCAAGGAAATGCAACAACAGGGCGATCTTTCATCATGTAGGGGTTTTCTTCAACCTTTAACAGTTGACCGCCGTTAGCCAAAACAACAATTGCTTCGACATACTCTGTGTCTGGTGTATCCAGATCTTCGATTTCTTCTTCCGACAATCCTTCAGAGATTGCCTCAACGTATAACTCTGATGGGATTAAGCCGTAGTATTTTGTGAGACGAATCTTGTCTTCATCGTACATCACTAACTGCTTGTCTGCTTCTAAATCTACGTCAGTATAGGTATTCTCTAATGTAATGTTGCGGTAGATACCGGCTTCAATACCGTCCTGCACGAGATGACGGGGTACAAACTCGTCAATCGCCACACCTAGTGCTTCTTCAACGGAGGTTGCTACAGGATCAATGAGGAAGTTCTGTGGCAAGATAGGGCGTAGCTTTACAACATAGCGATCTGTTTCCATCACACCGTAAGCCGCCATAGCACCATCGAGTACAGGCTGTGTTGCTGGACGCATCTCTTTCTTTTCAGTCAGTACAATCTCGCCCATCCCTGTACCAAAGATAGCCGCATTCAATACACACTCTGCAACAGCTTTACGTACCTGTGTTTTCTGAAAGTCCTCTGCTAATTGCTGACGGAGCTGTTGGACATCTACAGGGTTTTGATCACCTAAGTCATCTTTAATATCAAACCAAACACCACGCCCAAATGTCGCTTCTTCCACTTCAGCAACAGCAGACTCTACCGCTTGTTGCAATGCAGGGCTGATCAGTCGTGAACGCTCTGACTCTCGCATTTTATCTGAAGGATCCCAGATACCACGCCACAGTCTATAATACTCATCAAACTTTGATTCATAGTTTGCTTCATAGTGGTCACGCCACTGATCGCATTTGTTCATCACCCAGTTTTCTAGGCCAGCTAACATTAGTGAACGATTTTCATAATCCATATTTAGTACCCTGCGATTGGATCAATAAATTCAAACTCTTCTTCCTCAAAGTCAACGTAATAGCTAACCTTAGCAAGTTGATCAATATATGCCAGTGCATCAACTAAATCGTCATGCACTAACGGATTAGGAAACTGGAATAGTTCATCTAAGAACTCTGTATTCCATTCCCCTTCTGCCAGATGAATATTCCCGTGTTCGAAACGTCCTTGTAACGCCCACACGATACGATCTGTCTTCTTCTTGTTACCGTGCGTCAACTCTTCCACTCTGAAGAATCTCTGCCCGGATTTCATTAAATCTGTCAGGTATGGCAACACTGCGTTACGCAATGCACCTTTTTCAATCCCTACAGCGACTGGTTCATATTCCCGTACAGCTTCAAATATCTTACGGGCTGTTTTCTTGATGTCCCAACGCCCATAGACAATGTCAGCGACATACCAACCGTCAGTATTCGCTTTAACAATCGCAATCGCTGTTTTGTCCAACTTTGCATTTTTACCGGTAGCTTTACCAGCCACATCAGCAAAACCCGCCAAGTCAACAGCGATGTAATACTCACCATCACTAGGTTCTTCATCAGTGAACTTAATCCAGTCCTCTTTGAAGATCTCTGAACCAAGTGCTTCAAAGCTCGCCATAAACTCCTGACGGAATGCATAGCTCGACATACTTTGCTTTGCAGTGTTAATCTCCTCTGGGTCTAGTAGGGGATTATCATAACTGGTAAAGTGCCATGCCTTGTATGTCGGGTCATCAGACAACTCACCATACTTATACAGCTCGTAAAAGTGGTTACGTCCTAGCGGTGTCCCAATGAACATCGCAGATCCCTTCTGGTCAGCCAGTGCAGGGCGTAGTACAGTTTCCCATACAGACGGTTTCATGTCTGCGTATTCATCCAACACAAGGAACTTCAGAGAGACACCACGCATCGTCTCTGGTCTGTCAGCGCCTTTTAAGCTAATCGTAGCTCCATTGATGAGCTTGATTTGCATGTTGTTGACATGAGACGATGTAACAACAGGGTTACCAAGTTCTAACAAAGTGTTCCACATAATGTCACGTGCTTGACCCTGTGTAGGGGCAACATAGAATACATGCCCTCTATCAGTCTGCAGTGCATTAATAATTAGCATCCATGCCGCTAATCGGCTTTTACCAGTTCTTCGCCCAGCCGCAACAATCTTAAATCGTACTGGGCTATCAAATACTTCTTGTTGCCACGGTAACAGCTCTACTTTGAGTTCAGTCATTCAACAGTTCGTTTTCAAACCCAGTACGGTCTATACTCCATTCATACTCACCAGAGCCTAAATTTCTTGGCAAAGTAGTCAAAGCTGGGGCTAATTTAATTAATCTTGCAATCACTTCTTTGTTGTAATCAATAGGGCTTAACTCAGAAGCTCTATATCCAATTTGTTTGAGCTTTTCAGGTCTATCCCCTATAATCCAGTCAACAAACCCTTGTTCATCTTTATCTAGCTCAGTGAGCGCTTGTTGTATCGTAGGTATACTGTCTTCTGGAATCTGAATAGCTCCCATTTTAAATAGCTGAGGCAAGGAACGTAAAGCAACACTAACTAAATAGCTATCACCGATACCGTACTTTAAGCTCTGCTTAGCTTTCTTTTTTGTTTTATTCATTAGAGCTTCGTCATCTGTTAAAAACGCCCTTACCATATCAAACGAACGTGCTAATACTTCTGGATCGACTCGTTTATCTTTTGCTGTTTTATGTGATATTCTTCCGGGAGCTGTTACATCGACTAAATGCAATGCCTCATGTAATGCTGTATTTAATACAGACTGCATGTCTTCTTCGCTAGTAGGGCCTCCTACATAGCCTTTGTTTGGTTCTTTAGGATCAACAAATCCTCTAAACGTACTAATATCCCCTATATCAGATGTCTCATCCCCATAAGGGATTGATATGTTATAGATTGCTTCCTCTGCTAATTTTTCATCAAGGCCGGGTATTAAAGGTTCAAAGTCAAATTGTAGTTTATTAAGCAGTTCAGTCTGAGCTTTGGTATTCTCTTCTTGCACTTGAGCAAACAAACTAGGATTTTCTTTTTGTAATGTTTGAATTCCTTTACGATANTGTTCGCCTGTCATGCGCTGTCTTGCACGATTTCGAATACCAGCGCCTAATTTGTTAAGTAGAATATTTTTTTCTATCTCAGACATTTCTCATCCAGTTCTCTAACTCTACAGAGCGATTACCAACTTGGTTGTACCAACGAGAGTCTACCATCTCATCAGCGGCTTTAACCCAGTTCCCTTCATTAACAGCTCTAATTAAATTTTTAAACTTCCCTAAACGAGAGCGTCCAAGGTTAAACGCCATATTGACTAACACTCGTTTTACTTGATCTGGTAAAGAATCAAAGTTTAAAAACAAAGCTCTTGCATCTGATAAAGCTTCTTCACAGTCTTCTTTGAACCAATCTAACACCTGTTCCATCGACACTGTAGTACCAACAGGAAGCTCTTCATCACCTAACAGTGCATGACCTATGCCAGCGGTAGGGATTCCTTCCGAACAAAGATACACATCAGTTTTACAGCCTTCATGCTTTGTTAAATCTAGTTTAATCTGTTCAAACAGCTCTTCAGTCATCCGATTCCACCGGTTCAATATCGATAATGTCATCATCGTTCTGCACAGAGGCTTGTGTACCAACACCGGTAATAGTGATAGAGACACTGTTCTTGCCCTGTGACATCTTGTCTTTCTCAAAGTAGCTAACAGGTAACATCCTATCCATCAGCAACTTCCAAGCCGCCGCTTGATTTTTATGCTCATCATCCAACGCCGCATTAAATATCGCATCCATGACTTTACCAGACTTAGGAGATGCTAACATTCTTGCTTTGTATTCATTAATAATAGCGGCATCACCGGGAGGACGACCTCTAACACCTCTGTTGCCTTCTTTTTTAGCAACAACTTCGCCCTTTTTAGGCCTACCCGGGCCTCTTTTTACTGTTTCAGTCATGGAACTACACCGTTTTATCCATAGGCTTCATAGTCTAGCACAAAAACAGTGCAAAGTCAACCAATTTGGCATAGATCCTGCATAGAGCGTTATAATATAACATTCTTTGTAGAATCAAAAGCTTGATATATCACATAAAAGTTATAAAAACGCTCTTTTTTATAGCTTTTAAGTTCTATTTTGCCCTCTTGCAAGTCTGTGTAGGTACTATAATAATATTAAAGTCCTGTAGCCCCTCCCCGGGCCTTTAAAGCAGGGTAGGGCAGTGACGCACCAAAGCGGTGCAGACGCACCAGAACGGTGCAGGCTGTCGCACTATAATGGTGCAGGCTGTGCAGGCTGTAAAGCGCCGGTTTACTGTGCAGGCTGGGCAGGCTGTGGCGCTGTTTTTGCGCCGGTGCAGGCTGTCAAGATGACGAAGTGTGTGAGACTGTCAAGGATCCTTTGAAGTCTAAAACAGCCTGAAAAGCCTGTAGCACTACGACCGATTGTAAAGGCCTGTAACAGCCTGCAACATGCTGGCATAGACTAGGGTATTACTTTACCGGCTGAATCGCTTGTAGGCGCTTAGAATGCGTTACAGGCATATGCTGCTTAATGCTTTTGAGGGATGCGATACATACACTGCAGGCAAAAAAAAAGCCCGGAATAAACCGGGCTGAATTGAGGGAATTGAGTAGGCCGTTATAGTTCGAAAACTACGTAACATAAAAGACCGATAGCTAGGCCGATTTCAATGAGTTCTAGCATGAGGCGATGACCTCTGGATTCGGAACGACAAAATTATTCGGCTGTTTCTTCGCTTTACCTTTAGCACGTAGGCCGATAATGATTCCCGATGGGTCGTCAATGCGGATATCGTGCAAATCACCATCAACTACCGGGCGGCCTAGAAACTTGGCAGGTAAACCATTCGAGAAAACCACAGCGATATTTGCGCCTTTATGCAATGCCCGAATCACTTGATTGGAATATCCCGGTTGATTGGAATAGCTAAACGTCAAATGGTAGTTATCGGGCATAAACTTGGAACCGATGCGGCCTTGGCGTTTAGTGTAATCATAGAACCGAATGTCCGGGAATGCCTGGGGGATTCCATAAGCTTCCCATGCGATATCTGATAACACATTAAGACGCACTACAGGCTGAAGGCCTTCACGTTTACCCTTACGCTCAAGCGCATGTAGATCCTTTCGAAGTTGATCCAAAAACCCGTCTTTATCGCACCGGAACCAGTCGGCCTTAGATTTGCGAGCGGCCTGTACATTCTTAAATATTCCCCGGCCTGCAGACTGCAAACAAGTTTCCATGCATCCAGCGGCCTTAGCGCCCGGGCATACGTCATCGGCTGGCATTAATGAAAGGCCTGCAAATAGATAGCGGCCTTTGGCGGCCTTGTTAGTCTTGGCAATTTTCGAGTTGCCATCGATTGAAAGTAAACGCATGTTAGATCCTTAGCGGCCCGGAGGCCGCAATAGTTGATTAATACTCAAACCCAGTTCCAGAGTTGACGAGCTGGTTTGCGCTTTTCAACACCGACAGTGATTTTGCCTAGGTGCGCTTGTTTGAAAGTATCGCCACCATCGAACCCGAAACGATACTTTTTAGCACGTAAACCGATGAGGCCTGCAATGCGCTTGTTACATATGTACATATCGAAACGGATGCGTCCGTTTTGAACATCGGAGGCCTTTAGGCTGAATAGTTGAAACTTAATCATAATTTATCGCTCCTATGCGATGGTTTCTGAAAACCGCTGTTCAGCGGCGGTATAGCAACGATCCATATCTAATATGAAACCGTCCCTAATTAGTGCGGCGCGTTCGATATACATAAATGCGAACACGCTCTGGAATAATTTTTCATCCTTTAGCGGATTACCTAAAAAGTCTGTGGCGTTATCAATAGCGGCGTCCAAACTAGAGGAAGTATTAGTAATCGCTTTTTCTAATTCTTTATTAGTTGAGCGAAGGCCCCAATAAGCGTCTTTAATTTTCCACGCTGTTTGAGGCCCATCAGCGCATAGAACAGCCAGCGCCGCTTCCATGTACTTGTTTGTTTGCGTTTGCGTTTTCATGTTGTTTGTTCCTTGTTTGTTTCGAGGCGCTAAAAATAGCATTTTTGAAACCATACTTCCAGCGATCCTACAATTGCATTTTTCAATCGATCAGCCTGTATCGATAGCGAACGAAAGATGCACCAATCCGGTGCGCTCTCCCCTCTTCAGAGATTTGGAAATTTCAGGATATAGAAAATAAAGTGTATAACATATATATCTAAGGGACAGCGAGGCCCATGATATTGGGACTGTGATACCCTTAGTAAAAAAAAATGTTGACACCTCTTTACCAGTCCATTAAAGTACACACCTCACTAACAAACAAAGGGACGGTGAACCCCATGAGATGTAAAGCATGCAATGTTGAACTCAATGATTTTGAGTCAACACGGAAAAGTTCTATTACAGGCGAGTTCTTAGATCTGTGTAACACTTGTTACAGAGCTGTCAGCAATGATATCCAAGCCATTGAAAGATATGACTTAATGGATGTTGAAGATGAGGTTGACAGCTACGAAGATCAATGATACCCTCTCTATATAGACTAAGTAGCTATTCAGCTAAATAGCTATTTAGCTTTAACAGCTTTAAGTATTATTAATACATAGAACTGTTAAAGAGATATTAAAGTTATGTACATAGAGCTATTAAAGAGGCTATATAGTGACTAAACTTCCAACAGTACAGCGTGACATGATCAGTGGAGGCTTGACCGGTGAGTCAGCATACAAATGGGCTTTGTTTGTAGCAGAGCATTATTTGTTTGACTCTGATGATCCTTTGCTGTACGATGTATTTAAATCGATGGCTGAGTCGTTAGAACCTGTAGAGGGCAAGGCAACCGTGTCATCGTTTCACTCTAACAAACTGGAAAAGGAAATACTGAAATGGACTCAGTCTACGGATTAGATAACGTCAGCACCATCATCCTAGTCAGAGAGCTGGACAAACGTGTGTTCTACTACGATGGCAACGATGACTGTCTGTGCAACGTCACTGAAGAGTCTGTACAGGCGCTGAAAGAAGCATTACAATCAGTGTTAGAAGAATACACTGATGTGATACTGCAACGTGTTCAGGACAATATGGAGCATTTCGAGAATGAAAGCTGAAGAAATCATCGAGCTGTATGACAGCAATCCCAACATCACACTGAAGCAACTCAGTGGTTGGACAGGGTTAACAATACCAGAACTGAAAAGGATACTAATGTCATGAACATTCAAACAGGTAGTGAAGCGCCTATCAAACTCATGTGGAACAATAATGTTGGTGAAGGTTGGATTTTACTAAGTGATGAATTTTACAACTTAGATGACGTTACGATGTTGGACATGCTACAAGACTTCCAAGCTCAGTTGACGACTTTGTACGATGAAACTTTAGAAGAGGCGTTTCCAAATGCCAGTTGATCCACAAACCGGATGTGATGACAACTACGATGAGGCGTTGAAGTTCTGTATCGAAGAGATCATCGAAGAGATCCATCGTGTGAAAGAACTTGACAAGCTTGCAGTCGAGTCAATATACTATTCGATATTCGGTGTTGACGTTGAAGTTCGATACCAAGAATATCTGAATGAGCTAAAGGAGCCATCATGAATCAATCAGCGCCATACAAGGTGATGCATCAAAGCACTAAAGTGGCAGGTGAGTATCTTCGCTTGCTTAGGGCAATGGATGATGTTACACTGATACGTTGCTATCACAATCCAAACAAATATATGCAACAATATCACTTGGACATGATAGAAGGCGTATTAAATGACAGAGGTATTAAGGTATGATTGATATCAGAGTTAGAAGAGCGATGGAGCCTTTGCTCAAACAGGCTCTTAAAGAACTAGAAGGCGCTGACAAACTAATCAGCGACACAGGTGATGTTGAAGATGACGAGTTGGACAGTATCTCTGGCTCAATCACTGACGCAATCAACAAACTCACATACTATCTAGGGAAACTTTAATGGCGTTCGTTGACACACACATCGGCTGTCCTAAATGTAACAGCTCCGATGCATTCGCAATCAATGATAACGGTTGGGGTCACTGCTTTAGCTGTGGCTCTAACATCCCTCCTGAAAATTCAGGGATAACAGCAGAGGTAATACCTATGCGTGGTAGGGTATCATCACCTAAACAGAGATCGTCCGATACAGAGGCTTACAATGCGTCTCAGGGGCTAATTTACACTGACTTACGTGATAGGAAACTTAACTATCATACGTGTGAGGTCTATGGTGTTGGTTTAAGAGGCGATGATATTGTCTTTCCTTACAATCGTAATCAAGCCGCTAAGATCCGTAACCAGTCTGAAAAGAAGTTTAAGATTGAGGGTCAATGGAGTGCTGGTACAGATCTCTTCGGACAGGATAAATTCCCTTCAGGCGGTAAAACGATTATTGTCACTGAAGGTGAGTTTGATGCGATGTCAGCCTATCAGATGCTCACAGCGAGTAAGGTCGCCTGTGTCTCTGTTAGAAACGGAGCGCAGTCAGCTCTAAAGGACTGTGAAGCGAACTATGAGTATCTAGATAGCTTTGATCATGTTGTCTTTCACTTTGACTCTGATCAACCGGGCTTAGAAGCTCAGTCACAGTGTGCAGAGCTGTTCAGTCACAAAGCATCCTGTGTTGTTGCTGTTAATGGACTGAAGGATGCATCAGACTTCTTACAGAACAATCGTTCAGCAGAGTATATCAATGCAGTGCGGAAAGCAGAGCGTTGGACTCCTGACGGGATTGTAGCAGGCTCTAATCTCTATGAGGAGGTGATGAGGCCGGTACAGAAGTCTGACGTAGACTACCCATTTGGAGGACTGAATAAGCTAACCTATGGACTTCGTAAGGAAGAGCTAGTCACTGTGACAGCAGGATCTGGTCTAGGTAAGTCACAGTTCTTACGTGAGGTGATCTGGCATATCATTCAGAACACCACAGCCAACATCGGTATGATGTTCTTAGAAGAGTCAACCCGGAAGACTGGACTGTCGTTGATGTCTTTAGCGGCTAACAAGCCTTTGCATTTACCAGACACTCTAGCAACCCAACAGGAAAAAGACGATGCCTTTAATCAAACCCTTGGTACAGATCGTCTGTATCTCTTTGATCATTTCGGTTCCAGTAATGTTGATAATATCATCAGTCGTGTTCGCTACCTTGCCAAAGTCGCTCGATGTGATTATGTGTTTGTTGATCATATCAGTATCATTGTTTCTGCTCAGTCTAACGGGGATGAGCGTAAAGCGATAGATGAGATCATGACCAAGCTACGGATGCTGGTACAGGAAACGGGTATCAGCCTCATTGTAGTATCACACCTCAAACGTCCAGAATCTAGAGGACATGAAGAGGGTGCGGCAACGTCACTCGCACAGCTCAGAGGCTCTGGATCCATTGCACAGCTCTCTGACATGGTGATTGGCTTAGAGCGTAATGGTCAAGCCGATGATCTGGTAGAGCGTAATACAACCTACGTCCGTGTGTTGAAGAACCGATTCTGCGGTACGACTGGTAAAGCCTGTGCATTGCTGTATAGTGCAGATACCGGACGCATGAAAGAAATTGATGAGGAAGCATTATGACAGATACTCAGGTCTGCTCAGGCTGTAAAAAAGAATTACCGTTGGATCGGTTTCATTTTCACCATGCACGAAATCGCCCACAATGGTATTGCTTTGATTGTAAAAAGCAAAAGAACGATGAACGATGCTATATTAACGGAAAATTTATACCGAAGTCACACCCGTTATGGAAGCCTGGACGGTTTAAGACTTTAGATGATGCATGGAGCCATACAGAGATTGACACAAAGTCAACACAGGGTGAGGTTTACATCATTCGCAACAGTGCGTGGACTGATTGGTATAAAGTCGGTAAGGCTGTGAGTGCAGAAGATCGATTAAATGGTTATCAAACCTCTTCACCATTCCGTGATTATGTGTTATGCTATTCAGAACATTTCGATAACAGACACATGGCAGAGAGTGAAATTCACAGACTGTTAGAGAAACACCCTAAGTGTTTTGATCGTAAAGGTGAATGGTTTAAAACGTACATCCCTGTAATTAAAGAGGCAATGAATGAATACCGCAACCAAACAACTGATACTGGACATCGAGACGAACAGTGTCCACAGCACGATTTGGCTTTGTGTAACGCAGGATGTTGAGACACAGGAGATACTATGTCATACAGATCCGTCAACGCTAGCTCCACTGGTAAAGGCATACGATCAAATCATCGGTCACAACTTAATTGGTTTCGATGCACCAGTGTTGCGGAAAGTTTGGAACATTGGGATACCGAAATCGAAAGCGGTAGACACGTTGATACTTTCAAGGCTTTTGAATCCACAGCTAGAAGGCGGCCACAGCCTGAAGGCATGGGGTCAACGTCTTGGCGATCAGAAGATTGAATTTAACTATGAGGACTTTGATAGTGGACTTACTCAAGAAATGCAGGACTACTGTATTCAAGATGTCAAACTCACTAGGACGCTCTATCGTCACCTGTTACAAGGCTTTAAAGAATGGCGTGATTCCTCGCAGAGTATACTATTGGAACACGACATCGCAGTTATCTGTAAACGACAGGAAGACAACGGTTTCAAACTGGATGTTAGTAATGCTGAGACTCTTCGTGCTGAACTGTCGGATCGAATGGGAATTATTGAAGACGAGGTTCAATCAGTTTTCCCGCCGATTACAGAAGAGCGTTGGTCTGAAAAGACTGGTAAAAGACTGAAGGATAAAGTCACAATTTTCAACCTTGCTTCACGTAAGCAGATATCTGAGCGTCTGATGACTCTAGGATGGAAGCCAACAAAGCATACGGAGAAAGGCCAACCAATTGTGGACGAAGGGACGTTGAAGGGAATTGATATCCCGGAAGCCCAGCTTATTGCTGAGTATCTCATGCTTCAGAAACGTGTCGGTCTAATCGACTCATGGTTAAAACATGTCGATAAATCGGACAATCGTGTACATGGGGGTATCATCACTAATGGAGCTGTTACAGGACGTATGACGCATCGTAATCCCAATTTGGGACAAGTGCCTAGCGTTAACAGCCCCTACGGAGCAGAGTGCCGTAAACTGTTTACAGTGGATGACGGTAATGTACTTGTTGGCACAGATCTTGCAGGGATCGAATTAAGATGTCTTGCACACTACATGCAGGATGATGAATGGACAGAGGAACTGTTAAATGGGGACATCCATCAGAAGAATGCAGATGCCGCAGGTATCACTAGGCCTCAAGCGAAGACGCTTATATACGCCACGCTTTATGGGGCTGGCCCAAGGAAAGTTGGCAGTATTGTTGGAGGCGGGGCGAAAGAAGGGAATGAAATCTTATTTCGTTTTTATTCTAACACCCCTGCACTCTCTGAGCTTATGCAAAAGGTTTCGAAAGTGGCGAAAAAAGGGTATGTACCGGGCCTTGATGGTCGAAGAATTTTGGTCAGATACGACCACGCCGCACTCAACAGCCTACTTCAAGGGTGCGGTGCTATTATTGCCAAGCAATGGTGTGTTGAAGCGCACAAACAATTGCAACAGAAACGAATCCCTGTCAAACAGGTTGCGTTCGTCCATGACGAAATACAAATTGAAACAGCGGAGAGATATGGTGAAGACGTTGCACAAATCATGTGCGATGCGGCCTCACAAGCCGGGATTACCTTGGGCTTTCGATGCCCAGTAGATGCCGAATCAAAAATCGGTAAAAATTGGTTTGACACACATTAACAGTGTGTTATAATATTACTTTAGTCACCAATAGAGGATAATGACTATGAATGATACTTCAAAAGTAAAGATTAAGGCTGACGTTATGTGGGCATACATGGATCGTAAGAACGAGATGTCCAACAAATATCAGGTCGATCTGTGCAATCTCTCCGACTCTGCTGTGTCTGCCTTAGAATCAATGGGGCTGGCAGTGGGTCAAAAAGATGGCAAGGGATATTTTATCACTTGTAAATCTAACAATCCTATCCGTGCTTATGACTCCAATGGTGAGGTCATCGATGGGATTGGCATCGGTAATGGTTCGCAGTCTGTTGCGCTTGTTGGGTTCTATGATTGGAACTGGAAGAACAAGGCAGGACGTAGCCCATCGCTGAAGAAGCTTGTCATCACTGAGTTGGTTTCGTATGAAGGCGATGCCTCTGACGAAGCTGTTGCAATGGACGATGACGAGATCTTATAATGCAACATGCCCTGATTGATGCAGATATCCTGAACTACCGTATAGGGTTCGCATGCAATGAAGAATCTGAGAGTGTAGTCATCACTACGATGGCTCACTTCTTGGAAGACTTGCTGTTAGTGGACTTAACAGAGGTTCAGACATGGGAACTTCACCTAACTGGTAAAGATAATTTCCGCAATGACATTGCTGTCACTGCACCATATAAGGGCAATCGTACAGGTACGGCAAAGCCTGTACACTATCACCTGCTCCGGGAATACTTAGTTGACTCTTGGTCGGCCACAGTGTCACAAGGTATCGAAGCAGATGATATGTTGGCTATCCGGGCGACTGAGCTAGGTGAATCTAGCGTGATCGTCAGTCTTGACAAAGACCTCGATCAAGTCCCCGGTTGGCATTATAATTTTTCTAAGAAATCGTTGTACCATATTGATCCTGCTGAGGGTTTGTTTAGATTCTACAAGCAAATGCTAACAGGGGATCGTGTGGACAACATTGTTGGTGTACGGGGTATCGGTGAAGTCAAAGCGGAAAAGTTATTAGCAGGTAAGACAGAAGACCAAATGTGGGAAGTCTGTGTTGATCTGCTTGGCTATGACCGTGCTGTTGAGAACGGTCACTTATTGTATATGTTGAGACATCAAGATGACACGTTCGCACCGCCACAGGAACTTTGTACATAAACACCATGCCAAGTTCAACAAAGCCAAGGTCTTCACAGACCGCAAGAAAGAGCAAAAGAAAGGCTACACGAAGTACAGGTATCAGCCCACAGTCAGCGAAAGCGAAAGGTAGGAGACTCCAACAGACTGTTAGAGATTCTATCCTCTCTGCCTTCCCTGCACTGGAAGCTGATGATGTACGTAGTACATCGATGGGTGCAGGGGGTGAAGATGTTCAGTTGTCACCTGCGGCACGAAAGTTGATGCCATACTGTATTGAGTGTAAGAACCTTGCTAAGATATCGATCTACAAGCACTATGAGCAAGCAACAGGCCACGGAGACTATGAACCTTTACTCGTCCTAAAACAAGACCGGGCGAAGCCTCTTGCTGTTGTAGATTTGGAACACTTTATGGAGCTGGTAAAGAAATGATTGATTTGAATGAAATGGCTGAAGAGTTTGATTGTAACTTTGCTAGAGATCATCAAGTTGCAGGTGATCACTATACAAGCAAATCCATTCAACCTTGGGATGCAATGGAATCGTGGATGTCGGAAGAAAAATTCTTAGGATATCTTCAAGGTAACATTATCAAGTACGTAGCGAGATGTGATGAGAAAGGTGGCAAGACTGATCTTAAAAAGGCTCGACATTATCTTGACAAACTGATTGAGTTGTATTAAAATGGATGGTTCCGCATGTCGTTAACGATAGAAGAACTGAAAGAAAAGTTACAGCAGTTGGACGAGGTTTCTTTAATAGAACTGTTAGAGCTAACCTCAGAAGACATCGTAAATCGATGCGCTGATTTGATTGAAGAACAATACGAAACTCTGGAGAGCCAATTCGATGACACAATACCTTGGGATAACGATTGATTATGAAAGAGACTTTAGACTCAGTGATCAAGCAATTAAACTCATGCATGACTACTACATGCTCGATCATGAACAGTCTCCTCAGCAAGCCTTTGCAAGGGCTTCAGTGGCTTACTGCGATGGTGATCTCGATCTTGCTCAAAGGATTTATGATTATGCTTCGAAAGGTTGGTTTATGTTTGCGTCACCTGTGCTTTCGAACGCACCTGAACATGGCAGAAACAATCGGGGCTTGCCTATTAGTTGTTTCCTTACTTACGTGGGCGACAATCTTGATAGCCTTATTGAGCATAATGCTGAGGTAGCATGGCTGTCTGTTAAAGGCGGAGGTGTTGGAGGTCATTGGGGTGATGTTCGTGGAGTCAGTGACAAAGCTCCCGGGCCTATCCCATTTATGAAGGTTGTTGACGCTCAGATGACAGCCTACAAGCAAGGTAAAACACGGAAGGGAAGCTACGCCGCCTACTTAGACGTAAGCCATCCCGACATCGAGGAGTTTGTTTCTTTTAAAGTAGCGACCGGTGGTGACATCAATCGCAAATGTTTTAATCTTTTTAACGCTGTGAACATCACAGATGATTTTATGGAGGCAGTAATCAATGATACAGAATGGAACCTTACAGATCCAAGTACAGGAATTGTCAGAGATACAGTCAAAGCTCGCAAACTTTGGCAACGAATACTTGAAGCTCGCTTCAGAACTGGCAGTCCTTACCTTAACTTTATCGACACAGCCAGACGAGGCTTACCAGAAGCTCAAAGAAA